TCATATGCCACTTGTCCGACAGGAGTACCGTTTAATGTTACTGCTGTTCCCGTAATAGGAAATAGAGTGCCGTCGTTAATTGTGCTGAAGTAAACCATTTTAGGCGAACTAACACTAGACGCGTTAACCCAGTTGGCAAAAGCGTACGCCGTATTGCCGTCAACGTGTAAATCAAAAATGTTTGCTGTTGTGCGCGTTCCAGGGCTGTATGTTCCCGCTGTCATCGCACCCGTAGGTAGAAGCCGTCCATCGGACATAGAGATAACGTTTTCGCCCGACCAAGTGTTTTTAGGCCAGTTAGTTGACCGTGGCCCCATATATTGTCCACCTGAGAAGTCGTCGTAGGTGATCTGAAATGATCCCATAAGTTAACTCCAGGTTGCGTAGGACAGGTTGCGGTTGTATTTGATTCGACGCTGAACGGTAGCTCGGTTGTCGTCTCTCATCGAATCTAAGAAGTTGCCGTACTCCTGCAAGTACAGCGATGCTCGTTGTTCGTCTTGTCGGCGTGCTGAACACAGATGGCTGGCGTAAGCAACAATGACTTTGTGGTAGACGACCGGCATGACAGGTGACTTGGTGTCTGGTGTGGCTTGTGTGGATAGGGCTGGGTCGTTGCGGAAATAGTACAATGTGCCTGTCGTAACCGTTGTAGGTATGGGAGCAATTTTGACGTTTGTGCCGTAGATCGTGTATGAGTATGAGATACCTGTGGAGTTTGGACTCAGATAAGTTTCAAGTGGCACATATTCGACAGGTGAGCCGTTGATGACCAACTGTTGGGCGCGCATGAAATCTGCTGGTAACGCGTCGTCGCCGTTAACAATGTCAAAAGATAATGATGCTGTTGTTGCTAGCCACCACCAGTCTCGTTCCATGCTGACACGGTTCAGAGCGTCATCTATGCAAGTGTTGACATAAGCGTTTGTGATGAGTCCGTCAAGGCTGTTGCCTGAACCGTCGGATCGGATTGCTAGTCGGTCTTTGACAGCGTTGCGAAGGTCAAGCAGGTTCATGTGGTTTACTTGCCTTTCTTGTTCATGCTGAAATGCCGTTTGTTGCCACCGTCTAAATGGCCGATGTCTTTAATTAAAGCCCAATGGATTTTGTCTGCTAATTCTAGCCGTTTTTCTTGTTCGTCTGTTTCGTGTGCGGCTTTAATGGCTTTGTTTCGTTTCATCAGGTCTTCGTGTAAAGATTTGCCTTTCTGCCAGTCACCCTCGATCAGCTTAATAATTAGGTTGTGGTCGGCACGGTGGTGTGAGCAGGCGACATATGGTGTTCCCATAGCGTCAACCATCCACACTTCAAAGCGTCCGATCAGAGGGTTGAACATGAGTGATGCTGAAGGGTCGCCACGCCAACCGGACTCGTCACCTTTTTGGATGCGGGTTGCAATGTCGTATACGTCAAAAGCGACTTCAGCCATTTGACCGCCACCTTCTACTTCTCCCATAAGGTTTGCTGCTCTAATCATGGTGGTAACTATATACCTGTGTTAGTTATGTAAGGTGAAGTTAACCGTGCCAGTACCAGCAGAAATGACGCTAATGACAGCACCTGTACCAGGCCAGCCTAGTTCTATTGCCATTGATGCGTTTTGTAAAGCAACATTGTTGTCTCCCGCAACTGTTGACGTTATCGCGGTTGTGCCTGTAGGTACAGCAGTAAAGTAGATGGCTGTCGTTGAAGTTTGTGCTGCACGCAAAAATGTGCCTGTTCCGGTCAAAGTGACTGTGTCAACGGTGTTGGCAACAAGTGTGATTGTTTTGGCGGTAGATGCGGTGTATGCGGCCATGATGAACCTTTCGTGGTGGTAGTGACATCATATATGAAAAAGCCAGCCACCGTTGCAGATGGCTGGCTCCTTCGTTGTAGGGGTTTGGTTATGCGCCGATAGCGTAGAAACGTACTGTCGTTGCTGACATATCGGTTGCTGATGGCACTTCGATGAACGCGCTGGTTGCTGCCGTCTGACGGTACAACAACACTTTAGGTGCTGTCAATGAACCATCCCACGTTGGCAGATAGCCGATGCCTGCGGTCACGATGAGGTAGTCAAGTCGTGAAAGACCTAACTGCGCCAAAGTGACTGCTTCACCACCAGTAGCGTACGAACTGTCGAAAGTGATAACACCGACGACTTCTTTACGGCTTCCTGGAACTTCAGGGCCAGTTGTGATACTGACTGAAGCTGCCATCAGATGCTCACCTCGGTGATGTCCTTGATGACGAAATGGGCGTTGCGTTGCTTGCAAGCAAGTTCGCCGTATGCGTACAACGTTGCCTCATAAGCATCGGTGTCAGGCTTACGGTTCATTACTGCGCCGTCCAAGTCCATGAACTGGAATCCGTCGCCCACCTGGTGGTAGACAAGAACATCAGGGTTGATGCCGTACAGTTTGTTGTTCGGGCAGTCGAAGTCTGCGTAGATGGCGGTTGGGGCTTCATCACCCTTGCCGCTTACAGACGGGCTGTAGAACTGGATACCTGCGTAGCCACCCTTCAAGTTGGTCTGCTCCATGTTGCGCTTCAATGAGAGCAACAAGTTAGAGATGGCCAAGTTGACACCTTCAGCCGAAACCAACAACGAAGGCTTCTTACCGGAGTTGGTGAGGGTCTTCATGATGGAACCAGTAATGAGGGTTTCTGTGATGGAACGGTTAGTTCCGCTGTTGCTGTTCACATAGGACTTCCACTTCGGCTGGCTTGAAGGGTTGATTGTGTGCAGGACTGCGGTGTCGTCAACGATGGTCTGAAGACCTGTCAATTCGATCTGTCCGTCGCCAGGCGCACCCGTGTTGCTGGAAGCTCCACCTGCACCGGCACGGAACACGAAGGCTGCCGAAGTGGTGGTGACTGCTGCACCAGAAATGGTGATCGTCTTGTTGGTTTCGTCCACAGCTGAGACAGTACGGGCCGATGCGACAGATGTTGGTGATGCAACAGTACCGATGTCAACAACCATGCCGCCATCAAAGAACAACTGGCGTAGGGCAGTCGTACCTGTAGTGGAAGCCAAAACGACGGTTACTGAAGCGGAAGTCGTACCGCACGTTGCGATAACACCGTTAGATGTACCCCACAGTTGGCGGTTCACATCTTTCATAGCGTCGTTCTTGATGCCTTCCATTTCAGCGTCGAGAGCGTCAATGAAGGCTCCACGGTCGCTGACAGCCTGCTTGATCGTAGGCCCAGACAGTTGGATGCGACCATAAACGTAGCGAACAGGTACTGGAACTGTTGCGAACGCTTGGTTGCCTGCGGTTGGCAGAGTGCCGTTTTCGGCTCGTGCGCCTACACCACTTGATCGTCCGAGGTGGACTGCGTGGCGGGCGATGCGGCCTTGGACGGTGTCTTTGCGCTTTTCAATCTGCGAAAGAATGAAGTTAGCTGAGTTCAAGTTGTCAAGGTATTCTTTATAGTCGTCCTTGAGAATTGCGTCGACTGTTGAGAGAGTAGCTGGCATGATGGTGTCCTTTGTGAGGTGGGGTGAATATGGGGGTTCACAACCTAGTCAATGGTTAACGCCATCCAGCGTTGCCTTGCATCTTCTGATGTATCTGGTTGTATTAGTTGCGCCTCATCCGAGGTACATTAGAATACTACACCACAATTAAAGTGTTTTGTCAAATGGGTTTACAAACCGTTTTGTTGCAGGCGTGCTAAAGCTCGTTCGCGTGGACTCATGTTTTGTCCTGCGATGGTTGTTGCGGCTTGCCCATTGACGATGGGTGTACCCATCTGGCTGCCTGCTTCAGAACGTTTCGCTGCGATCTGTTGCGCTTGGGCCATAACTTGGTCTTCCATTTCTTTAATTGCCAAGGAAAGATTAAGGTCGGGTCGGCGGGATGCTGCGACGATCGCTGCCGTCGCCAAAGGTGTGTCGGGTTGAAGTCCATGTTGTGCGAGAGTCTCCTCAATTTCGTATTCGTGTTGCGACTGCACTTGCGCTTGGGCGTACTGGTTCATCCGTTGCTCGACAAGGTTCTCTACCTGTTGCGGTGTTAAACCTGCTTGCTGGCCTTCTTGGACTGCTTGCTGGCCGATGACTGCTTGTGCTTGTGGGCTGATAAAAGTGTCAAAGCGTTCACCGGCAAGGGTTTTGGCGTTGTCTACCATCCATCGGACTGCCGTATCTGTGTCTCCTGCAGCGAAAGCGTTAGCGAACTCTTGTACAGCGCGTGCGTCGTCAGGGTGCATTTTGGCGAATGTTTGTGC